ACAGATTGGCACCGGACAGATCGGCACCGGACAGATCGGCACCGTACAGATCGGCACGTTCGCCGCCGCCCTCGCTTCTCAGCCATTTAAGGTGCTTTTCTAAAACTTTTTTCAATTCACTGGTTGTCATATTATTTCTCCTCATTTTCTTTCAGCAAGGCGGGGCATCTTCCAGCCCGCGCCGTTTCATTTCCGCGCCCTTCATGGTGTATTGGACTCGGGAGGCCATGGCAATCTTACCGCAGCGCTCACAGGGCGCTTTCTTTGCATCGCCGCGGTCTCGCACCAAGTAAATGGTCTCCTCCATGTCCGTCGCACAATCCGAGCAGAGCCGCGCCACGGGGCAGCAGTTAATACCCTTTTTCATTTGGCTTTTCTGCTTTCATTGTGGAGGAGCCTTGCTCTGCGGCAGCGGTAGTAGCTCGTCATTTCGCCCTTGCCCACATCCCGCTCCGCTTTCTGTTTGTCCAGCTCGGCGCGGAAATCGAGGTACGCCCCACATTTCCCGTGGCATCCTGCCGCCCTGTCGGGGCAGTTCTTATAGCAGGGAGCGGTGTTCTTCGTCATACCTCCCGCACCTCCACCAAAATATAATCCTCGTCGTGGAAATACACCTCGCAGCCCTTTACCCAACGGCGACTATCGTCTTGGATAATTCGCCCTTTCATCCCATCCTCTATGTACTTGAAATACATAGCGTGATTAGAGCAATCCAATCTATCGTTGAAATACATAGAGATAACAACGGGCTTTTCAAATGGTCTGTTTCGCACCCCCGCCTTATTCATACAAGAGCGAGTAAGCATATGCCAAAATTCCGCGTCCCGCTTTCTAACGCTCCAATGAACACCGGAGTAATACTTGTTTAAGCCGTATTCTTTCGCCCACCGCTTTTTCCCCGCCGCCGTTGGGGGGTATTGGATTTTGAATTGCTCTCTCATATCTCCACCACCCCGTACATAGCGATAGTGAATTTTTTAAGCGCATCGTCTTTCCGGCGGTATACCTCCGATTTCTCAATAGCGAACTCGTCACACAGGCGGGAGATATGATCGGTAGGACGCACAATGTAGAACAGCTCCAAAATTCGGCGTTCTTCATTGGTAAGAGCATCAAGGCCCTTTTCCGTGATTTCTACCTCGCGCTTTGCGATCTTATAGTTAGCTTTGAGTTCGCTGCGCTTTTGGATATTCGCAAGCAACAACTCCTCACGTCGGTTTGTGCCGCCCGAAACGGGGTCGCCGTCTGTTCTCGCACTGCGTATTGAGGTAAACTGCATTTCCAAAGTTTCCAACTGAGCGGGAATGGTACTCAACGCCAATCTGCGAGTTTCATAGTTTTTAAGTCTCTGTACTGCCGGTTGTTTCCAGTCCATTCTTTATCACTCCTTTTTTAGTAGCTCCCAATGCTCTACAATATCGCGGGAGTATTCCGTCTCATAGATACCGTGTCTCCACCATCCGATAGCGCGGTTTTCGCCTAAGTTGTAGCACATAAGGGCAAGGTGTACGTCATACCGGGAAAGATAGTCCCCTAAGATACAGCACCCAACCCGTAACCGCTCAGACATTCCGCTGAGATCAGAAACACCGCATTGTTCCATATACTGCGTAGCGCTTTCCAGTTGTACCGCCATCATCCCGTAGTAGTGTTTCCCGTCGTATTCCGTTTCAAGGTCTTTGTAGCCTGTCTCTCTGAAACAGACCGCAAGGGCCAGCTCATACGATACGCCCCACTCCTCACAAGCCGCTTTTAGAATATCCTGTGTTTCGTGGGAGATCGGTACAGCCGCGTACATTTTGGGCGGGTCGGGTATTGTGACCTGTGCTACCTCGTGCCATACCTCCTCGGGGGTAGCCTCCGGCTCGTCTGCCGGAGGCTTTACCACAAGGAGGACAACGAGCAAGACTAACGCAATCGCGAATATTGCCACGTCTTTTCTTTCCATATCTCAGCCCTCAAAACGGAAGGTCGTCACCGTCCTCAATTTCCTCATACTCCACATTTGCGGGGGTATATCCGCTGTCCTCACGCTTGCTGTCACCGAAGTAAAGGTTATCTGCTACGATTTCGTAGGCCGTCCGCTTGTTTCCGTTTTTATCCTCATAACGGCGGGTCTGCAACCGACCCTCTACGACAGCCACACGGCCCTTTGTGAAATACTTGGCGGCAAATTCGGCGGTATTGCGCCAACACACCACATCGAGGAAATCAGCCTCTTTCTCGCCGCCCTGCGGCTTAAAATCACGGTCAACGGCGAGGGTAAAGCTGGTAACAGCTACCCCGCTGTTTGTGCGTCTGAGTTCGGGCGATGCGGTCAATCTTCCCATAATGCAAATTTTGTTCAACATACTTTTTTCTCCTTTATTTTTTCGTAATATGTACTCCTACTGATACCAAACACCTTGCAAATGTCCGAAACGGTTACGCCTTGACCCCGCATCTTTTCCAACGCCTGTACGTCAACAGGCTTAAAAGACGGGTGGTTTTCCTTGTAAGCTAACCACGACTTTGCTTTTTCCGACATCTTCTTTTTAGTCTCGGTGCTGTGGGAACGTCCCGTGTTGTGGAAAGCCGTGTGCGCCCCACGGTCCATAAGACACAAGTTTTCTATTCGATTGTCCGTCTTGTTCCCGTTCAAGTGGTGAATTACACAATTAGCCGGAACTGGAACGCCTGTATTTTGCTCCCAAATAAGGATATGCTCGAATACATATCCGCTCGGGTCTGCCCTGTGGTGTCCTTTGCAAAGAACTTGTTTATAACCCTTTGCGGAATAACGAACACCGCTTTTTGTATTTGCCATTTTCAGCCCCTTTCTTCGTCCTTTCTGTAAGTCAAGTTTTGTTCGTTCCAGTCTGTATACGCCATTTGCAGATATGCCCGTATATAGGATTTGATTTCTGCCCGTTTCGTGCTTTGGTCGTAGTCCCTGTGACAATCGGGGCAAAGGGTGATTATGTTTCGCTCTATCCCTAACCCCCCTTGACTGCGGGGGATATAATGGGCGCAACACCAAGCCGTCTCTGACGGGGCAGGTTTCCCGCATAGAATACAGCAGACCCACCCGTCGTAAGTGTCACGCACGGCAACGGCCTTTTTTACCTCGCGGGGTATTGACACCGCTTTAGTTCGGCTCATAAGATCGTGTACCTCGCGTATCGCACCGGCTCCCCGTAACGGTTTTTTGTCGTTTCCATTGTCTTACAGACGGTATACCCGTCCCGCTTCAAGTCACACATACGGGACGCAAGGCGCATACAGCCAAATTCTCGCAAAGCGTCCAAAGGGGTAATGCTGCCGTTTTCCTCAATGTAACTGAGAATTTTTTCGGTCTGCGTCACACAAACACCGCCTTTCTAAACTCTGCATACATACGCTTTCGGTTTTTCTTCCTCACACGCTTTTTCTTTGAGTGAAAAGCAAGCCGGACAATGCGGGGGTTAGAATATTGGGAAATCAGCCAATCCCAAAAGCGGGACAATCTTTTTACCAGCTCCGCAACAAGCTCTTTTACCGCCTCCCAAACAGCCTTGATTACCTCCACCGCTTTTTCTAATGCCTCTGACAATGCCTGTGATTGCTGTTCGTTCATTTCAACACCTCCAATAAGCTACGCTCTCTTTCGGATATAACCTCGATACCGAGGGCTTTTGCGTCTTGCATAAGCCGTTCTATAAGCTCACTCATAGCCTTTGTGGAGTATGTACTTGACCCGTAGTAGGCGAACACTAAGCACATTTCGCCTCTTGTGTCAACTACCTCCACAGGCCAGCCCGTGCCGCGGCTTTCCCACGCTTTCGCAAAGGCGGGGACGGCCTCAGCCTTGACCCAAATTTGGGCGTATTCGTTACCCTCAGAAACGGCCCTTTTATAGACCTCCTCTTTGGTTTCTCCCACCGCCGCGCCTATCCTTGTGCATAGCTCCCAACACAGGGCGTTTGCGTCAACGGAGCGGGGCTTTTTCCGTTTGTCTACGGTAACGGTCAGCTTGTCCACCTTTTGGCGTATCACACGCCGCGCCGCCTGTGTGCTGTTGTAATCTTCAAGCGGGAAACACAAGCACAAAACGGATTTGTTGTCAAGTTCCTGTCCCTTGATAAACGGAGCGCCCGTGTCTACGCGCCCGATCATTCGCTTACCTGCTTTCTCGCACAGTCAACGCACAGAGGCTTTCCAAAGCGCTTGTAACTGTGTCCGAGGTGTCTCTTGACGGTAACAGGCTTTCCGTTGGTGTCATAGTAGGGCTTAACCACCGCGCCACACTCGGCGCAATAGACCGGCTCCTCTTTCGAAGCGGGGGGCGGGGCGGCCTGTCCCATCTGATAGACCACATTTCCGCTCTTGTCGGTGATTGTCAGATTTTTAATCTGCCGCTTATCGTCGTAACCGATCTCAGAGACGGTAAAGGTCTGCTTACACACCCATTTCCCGTTGACTTGCTCAGAAACACCGGAAACCCAAATAAACGGGGAGGTATACAGTTCTCTACCAATGCCCCAGTTGACACACGCCCGCTTGAAACTGTCGCTTGCGTGGCCCTTTTCTGCCTCGGTATTGCTCTCAGCTCCCGCGTCCTCTTTCCAAATCCACTTCTCGGGGAGTTCCGGCAGATCATAGTTGACGTTGATACCAACGGAACAGAAAAGATTGCCCTTGTGTTCCCCGTGTTTGCGCTGCCAGTTATCAACGCCCACCGTATCGTCCAAAATGTTCATGTCGCACCGTGCGTCCTTGTACAAAAGGAGCTGTGCGCCATTTTGAGTACACCGCGCAACCCGTACCTCGATCTCGTCCGCGTTCAGCGTTCTAAACTTCTCCATTGTTATTCTCCTCGTCAATAAAAGTCAGTGGGCAGTTATAACCAATGCCCCGTGTGTCTGCAAGGTACTCTCCCGTCCGTCTGCACTGTTTTCTTGCGTATGTCTCCATCAACGGGCAAAGCTCACAGCAAACGTGATTTTCGGGAAAGCTGATATTTACCGTTGCGTGGGTGTAATACCTCACGCCGCTTTCAAACCTCGCCATCGTCCTCCTCCTCAATATAGCTGTCGATTTCCTCCGACCCACAAAACGGGCAAATGGGAATGTAAAAATACTCTTTCGGGCTACCCGACAGCTCGTCGTGTACCTCCCAATCCTTTTTCACCAAAGGCTCGTCAAACAACGAGCAGCAGTCGTGGCATACGTACATATTGCCCTCCTCAGTGAAACAGACCGCCGATATACCCGAAACCCGCAAACGCCGCAAGGCTTACGAGACAACCGATAGCACCCGTTCCAATCGCGCCGCCGGTTTCCATACCGCCAACGAAACCGAACACCATAAGGAACGCCACAAAGCACAGTCCACGCGCAACTCTACGAATAGCTTTCATATCTCAATAACTCTCCTCAATCTGTAATTTCTGTTTCTGTCGGGCTTTAGGCTGAAAGCCTTTGCCCTCTCAAAAATCCGTCCTCCCGTTGCCTCGTCAATGTCCAGCAGATCGTCAAGTGTACACTCGCTGGAAACGATTGTCGGGAGCTTTTCGTTATAGCGGAAATTCAAGATTTCAAACGCTACGTTTACATCTGCGCCGGTAGGTCTTTGTTTCTCTCCGTCCGAGGCGCGGCCCGTCTTAAACAAATCGTCTATGTATAGGATTTCTGCCTTTTTGAAACGGTCTACCAGCTCACCGTATTTTTCGGCATCGTTGGCGTTGGACTTGATTTTCACAACATCGTCACGCCATAGCATATAAACGACTTCTTTACCAGCCAAAAGGAACTCTCGACAAATGGCGGTACAAATATGCGTTTTTCCGGCTCCCGTTTGACCTCCGATGAAAAACCATCCGTCGGGGCTTTCGGCGTACCCTTGCGCCGCCGTTTTAATTGCCTGTTGCCACTTCTCGCTTGCCTCGTACTTGTCAAAGGTGTAGTCGCGGATAATGTCTTTTAGGCCGCTGCGCTTCATTTTCTTGATCGTGGAGCGGGTTTTCATACACTTGCACTGTCGCCAATACTGGCCCCAGTTACCGAGGGCATCTTGCTTCGCAACCTCAATCCAGCCTTTATTTAGGCAAGCGGAACAGGAATAGCCGTCCTCTGCGTCAAGATTGCCAATCTCTGCGTTATAGCAATCGGCCTTGAATTTCGCACTCTCCTCCGGCGTTCTTTGCTCAAACGTAAGTCCCGTAAAGTTTAGTTTTAGGAGTATTGCCGTCACCGGCTCCATTTCCGTCATTGCTTACCCCTCCTTTTTTCAATCTGTCAAACACAATGCCTTGATAGTTAGAACTCATAGAGCTGCGGATTACATCGGCAACCGCTTGATCGCCGTATTTCTTCGCACTGTTCTCTATTTGGCTGATAAGGTTTTTTAGGCCCGTCGGTTTGTACGGCTCTCGCCGTTCTTGCTTGTAAGCAAGCCAATCTTGTACCGCTGCTTTCAGTTCGCTTGAAAAATTATCAAGAGGGGTAAGGGGAGTACATTCGTACTCTTTCTCTTTCTCTTTCTCTTTCTCTTTCTTGCTTTCGGGTTGCTTGCCGTTTGCTTCTTGTTTGCTTTCGGGTTGCTTACCGTTTGCTCCACCTTTTTTCCCGTTCTTTGCTTTCTTTCTGCTTGCGTCCAAATTCGGTTTGCTTAGCTCAAAAGCAATAGCGGCGGCATCGGGGAGCTTGTCTAAGTCCGGCTCTGTTCCATACAGCGCATAAGAGCAAATCGCATCATAAGCCAGCGCACGATCAGCAGCTTTCTTTATTCGGCTTATAGCCTTGAAAAAACTCTCATAGAAAGTAAATTGCGTTCTGTTGTCTGCCACTATATTTCTCCTCTCATAAGCGCGTATTCTGCGATACTGCGTTTTGTGAAAATGCTTACCCCTACGTCGTAGGAATAGAACGTAACGGGCGTTCCGCTTTCTGTTATGCCCTTAAATCGCCACGCGCCGGGGATATGCGGACGAGTGGCAGCGCTCCGTGATATAAACGCGCTCAATCTGTCCGCTTTTGATTGTGTATACTGTGTTCATATGATTTCCTCCGATCTCTCTTTTGCTGTAATTGTAATTTTCGCATCGTGCTTCTCGCTCAGAATTTCGGACAGCACCGAAAGAAACTCGTTTACCGGAAAATTCTCAAAGCACGGAGCATAGTCTTTCATTGTGTCCCTCCTTAACTGCTGCGTTTCAGCGTCCCCAAACGGGGACAATCGCCCAAAAAAATTTTAGGCAAGGAAAATCTCGCACTTTCGAGCGGGGTCAGTAATGCCAAGACACCCACACACGAGCGCAATTTCTCCTCCGGTAAACTCAACCGCCCCATTGATTTTACGGTTAAGTGCATTTACACCAATCTTGGTCTCCTTTGAAAGCATCCGCTGAGAATAACCGGCGTCCAGCATTTCCTTTTTAAGCTCAATCGTGTTTACCATTGTTTCACCTCCATTTTGTCAGCTTGCCTTATTGAGATATAAGCCTTTGTCCCCAAGTGGGGACAACACAAATATACCACCGCACAGGGTTAAAGTCAACCCCAAACGGGGACAATTTTACTATTTTCGCAAATTTCTCTTTACAAACGGGGACGCTTGTTATAATATGAGCTTGCAAGAAGGGAGGGAAATAAATGGACACCATTATTTCGCGAGTTGAAAAATTGATAGAAGAAACTGGGTTAAGCATCCGAGAGCTTGCGGAGGCCGCAAATTGCTCAAAGTCCGCTATGCAAAGGTATATCGCCGGTGAACGGGATATGCCAACAAGCGTTGTCGAGGGGCTTGCCATTGCGTTTCGAGTTCATCCGGCGTACTTGTTTGGGTGGGTGGATGATCGGAATTACTCACCAAACAAAAAAAGACCCGCCACCGAGGAGGGTGACGGTCTTACTGTTAGTCAACGCGGTCTTATTGAGTTGGTGAAACTTTGTCCGGAGGATAAGGCTGACGATATGCTTCAAGCGATGCAACTATTTTTGCAAAATTGGAATAAATAACTTCTGCGTCAGCGGGGTTAAGTTGTTCAGCAAATTTTTCGAGCTTTTCGTTTGAGGTCATTCTACCACTTCCTTATCTAAATTGGGAACGCGCGTTCCCCTCGTTGATAAAAGAATACAACATAAGCAAGGTCGAATAGTGTGGAAATTTTGTCGATTTTCAAAACTTTTTAGAATTGCCCCGCCACCGTGCCACCGATGGCGAGGCGTGTAACAGATGCCCAGTTAAAGCCCTTATCTGCTACGGGCTTATCGTAGCAGATAGTGAGCGGGAAAGTCTATCGCTCAATCCGTGATTTATCACGTTAAATGCGTGAATTTGACCACTTTAGACGTGGGGAAAATCTTAGTTGACGTTAAACAAATCACGCCAAAAAACATTTATGCTACGAAAGGGAATTAGTATGAAGTACAACATTGATCCCGCTATTGAGCAGAAAATCACAGAGCAAAGCAAAGCCATATGTGCTGCACTTATTGAAAGAAAAGTGCAAATTCATATGACGAATAAAACCCTTTCGGATATATCCGGTGTGTCCGAAAATACTGTCGGCAAGTTTGCCAAAGGAACACTGAAAGACCCAACCTTGTACCACATAATAGCAATCAGTAACGCGCTCGGTGTAACCATTATCACATCGGCAAACGACACCGACCCCGCCAGCAGGGACGCTATAAATGTGGAGCTTACAGCACAGAGCAACGCCAAAGATTTAGTGATCGCTGAGTTGACGGACAAACTTAATCAAGCAAATTCCGAAAAGGCCGCTTTAATCGCGGAAAACCACGATTTGGCTAAGGACTTGCAACACATTACCGAAATAAACGCTAAAAACGAAAAGACAATAGAGCGTTTCGAGGCCGACAAGGCGGTAAAAGATGCCGCATTGTCAGACCTGTTAAAAGCGCTAAGGGCAAAGGACCGCGAGTAATGGAAACATTAAGGAGGTTGCATTATGGGTCTCTTTAGAAAAATGCTTGTACAACAAATAACGGAAACATTGACGAAACCGCCAAAGAAAACCATTAGCAAACAGCAACTTGAGGCGCAACAAAAACAAAAGTTGGCAGCAGATATAAGGGCGCAAGCGCGGGAACAGTCGAAGCAGCTCTTGAAAATAGTCCATGATTGTGTGGAGTTGGTGAACACAACTACAAATCCAGCGGTTTTCTTCCCTCGTTATAATTTGATGTTAGAGCATTTAGAGGCTCTTTCCGGGCTTGAATGTACAGGGATTTTCGAAAGCTCAAAAGAACTACCCAGCGCTGTTTTTTTGCGGGTTGAGGCGCAGTTTCCAGCAGCAACGAATGATTTTATAGATCGCTCTTTTGTGGCGGTTAAAGCAAAAGCCGATAGCCTAAAAACCGAAAAAGGACGGGCAAACGCAATACAACGGTACTTTGCAGAAATGGGAAAATACCTCGTCTATATGGATGGGGAAAGCATAGAATACCTTGACGGACTGAGAGAGAAACTGAACTTACAGGGGGAAACATAATGAACAGATATATTACAAAAGACGAGGCAGAACGAATAATTACAAGGGTTGCGCTATATATCCGCGTCAGCACAGAGGAACAAGCAATACACGGTTACTCTTTGGAGGCGCAAGAGGCCGATTTGAGAGCATACGCAGAGCGCCACGGAATGAAGATCGCCGGTGTCTATGTCGACGCGGGAAAGAGCGCAAGCAAAAAGCCTCTGAAACGTGAGGAGCTTCAAAGGCTTTTGAGAGACGTGGAAAGCGGTCATATAGATATGATCCTGTTTATCAAGTTGGATAGATGGTCGCGTAATATGTCCGACTATTGCGATATGGACAGGGTTTTGAAAAAGTACGGTGTGGACTGGAAAACCACACAAGAGGAATACGATACCACTACCCCAAACGGGCGCTTTGCAATTCATATTATGGTGGCAAAAGCCGAGAATGAGGCCGCAGTTACAGCGGAGCGCGTAAAGTTCGTTTTGAAGAATAAGCGCCAAAACAAAGAGGCGTGTTTCGGTGGCCCTCACAAAACATTAGGGTATATGAAAGAGAAAGACGCAGACGGGAAAGTACGCCTTGTGTTTGACCCCGACGAGTACGATATGATGTGCGAATTTTGGGCGCTTTGCAAGAAGTATCATAGCGTCAAGAGAGCCGGAACGGAGATCAACGAAAAATACGGTCTTTCTCGCAATTACAAAGCGTGGCTCGAAACATTCAACAGAGAGTTTTACCGTGGGCAACATATGGGCGTTGAGGATTTCTGCCCCGCTTATATCTCACAAGAAGAATGGGAGAAGCTAAAGAAAACACCAACGGTCAGAAAGTCAGATAAAGATCGCGTGTATCTGTTCACCGGCCTTATTAAATGCCCCGAATGTGGCGCAACAATGAGAGCAAACTATAAGACATACAAACCGACGGGGCAAGAGTGGTATAGCTACAAATGTTACAACGCAATCAACAAAGTTTGCTCTATGACCAAACAATACGCGGAGCTAAAAACGGAAAAATGGCTTTTGAAGAACGTGGAGAAAAAGCTATCTGAGTATATCATTTCTACGGAGGCCGAGGCCGCAAAGCCGAAAGCGAAACCAAAGAAAGACCCCGTAAAAGTAGCACAAGAAAAGCTGCGTCGTTTGAATGTAATTTATATGTCCGGTGGTAAAACAGACGATGAATACGTCAAAGAGGCAGCAGAGCTAAACGAACAGATCAGACAAGCGCAACTTGAAAAGTGCGAGATCGTCCCAAAAGATTTTACAAAGCTCAAAGAGTTTCTTGCGTCCGACTTCACCACGACATACAAGAGCCTTTCGAGGGAAGAAAAACGTCGCTTATGGCGCTCTATTATCAAGGAAATTCACTTTAAGGGAAACAACCCCGTAGACGTGGATTTCAGAGTATAATTTTTTTAATCATTTTGTGGGGCTGTTTGTAACCATCTCCGTGGAGATGGTTATATTAAGCCCCATAATAAGGAGGTATAGAAATGAAGTGTACTATATGCAAGGGCCGTCATAACACATACTACCGTTTCAAGCCGGTATGTCTTGCGTGTTTTCGCCGTGTACTCAGAGTGTCGCGCCATTATGCCCAATAATCGAACAGAAACCGCCCTACATTCGGCTTTGGGGTTTGCCGCGTCTAAATTATTGTAGAATAGAAAAAACGATTGTAGGGGCGTTAAAACGGCAAAGAAGAAAGAGGGGAATTATTGATTTTCTATATAACATATTTTTGTAAATATTGCAATAATAAAAAAGAGGGCTGCCCCGTAGGACAGCCCTTTATTTTACGCCTTGCCTTTGTCGAAAGTCTCAACTGCGTTTAGTACGCGGGTACGGAACGTATCCGCGCTCGCCTGTAGCGTGTTGTATTGCTCAAGCAGTGCTTGATACTTCGCCTCCGTCTGTGCCGTGTCGCCCTCGTAAGGCTCTACGAACGCAACGCCGAGATAATCGCACATACCCTTGACCGCGCTTCGTGCCACGTCTTTCATGTGGTCGTGAAACCACTGTGCATCGGCGGGGTTGTCGTGGAATACGTGTTCCTCGTAAAAGCTAACGGCCTTGGGTTTTCGCAGTTCGTACAGATCGGTGCGACGGTTCAGCGTAATCGCACCGTCGTACACTTCCTTGCGCCGTGCGATCATGTGGCCCGCCAACTTTTCGCCTCGTGCCGAGCCTGTGTAGATGATGGGTCTGTAACCCTTGGCTTTGCCTCCGCCCACCGTGTTGGTGCTGGCGTTGGTGTGAGAAACGTAATGAATATCCGCACCCCAAGTATCGGACTCAGCTACGGCCTTTTTCATCAGCTCGTTGCCGTCCTCGTTGGACTTAGGAACACGGCGCGGGCCGCGCTTCCACTCAATGCCGCAAGCGGTCAGAAACTTCTCCACATAATCCATGTACTCGTTGTTGTGGGTGGTTTCGTCGCAGCCGCTAATAGAGCAGGGATTGTAGGAATGGTACGCGGGGGAGAGATAGACCTTAGCCATTCTCGCCCACCCCCACGCCGTACAACTCCGCGTGGACGCTCTTTACCGCGCTTTCAATAGCGGCAGAGACCTCCGCGTCGGTAAACTTAAAGCCCTTCTCGTTCAGCAACTTCACTACGTAGGCTTTCTTCTCTTCGCCCTCGAAGCTCTTATACATCTGCTCCGCAGCCAGTACGCCAATCTCCACCCAGCGGAGAAAATCGGTCATCTTCTCGTTGCCTACCTTGCGCTTAATCCAAGGCACAACAAACGTGGTGATGACCGTCGCCATCAGTGCGATGATCGTATTCAACAGTTCGGTGATTTCAAAGTTCATAGTTTTTCCCCTTTCCGGCTTTCGCCTATCCCTTTATTATTCCTCTGAGATTGCGTGTGCTGCTGTATTGCGGATAAAGTCCTCATACGCTCGTTTTGCTTTGAGGGCTTTTTCCTGTGCCGCCTCCACGTTGCCGTTGGTATGTCCACCAGTAACAGCAAGAGAGGTAACATAGCTGAGTTCAATATTGGCGCACATCATGTCCATACTGAGCTTGCTTTCCGTCTCGCGCTTTTCTGCTCTCTCATTTATCGTCTTACGCTGTTTGCGATTGTTGGTCTCAACGATAGCAACAACGACCATCGTAGCGGAGGAAATCAAAACGCCCAACAGCGACAATACCGCGTCTGTCATTCTGCCTCTACCCCCCCTCCGTTAGTAAGCCACTTCGTTTCCGTCGGTGATAGCCACCGCAGACCATACGCCGCCTACAACTTGCAGCAATTTCCCGTCATCATCCTCTGTAACTGTTGGCAAGCCAGCACCGTCACCGCCGCCGGTCTGTTCCATTTTATCCCACGCGCCATTGACAACGCCCAGCACCTTGCCGTTATCTTCGGCTGTCACTTCGGGCAGTTCAGTAACTTCGGTTTGTTCCGCTGCCGCCCACTCACCACCGACAACCTCCAAAATTTTACCGTTGTCCTCTGCTGACACATCGGGAAGCCCGGTAACTTCGCCCATGTTTAACGCCTTACCTACCGCCTCGTCAATCTGTGCGCCTGTATATTTGGAATTATATTCACTCATTACTTTCGCCTCCGTTCATACTAAGGAATGTTTCCCCGTCCGCTGTGAGGAGTGCCGTTGCCTCTGCCGGGACGAATGTTAGGTAATTATCGTTGCCGTCCAAAGTTCGCCAATCCCCGAGGGTCGTATCATAGACAAACGCGGTTTGTGCCTTTGCGTACCCATCCGCGTCACCAAGGAAAGCGGCGGTCATAACGAGCTTGATTTGTGCTTTCGGCCCGTTGACAATATTGGTCACAATTTGACCCGAGTTGCTTTTATAAACAGAGGCAAAGAGTTTCAGATGGTTATAATCAAGATAGGCTTTCGGCATATAGCTTAGAATGTGCCAACCATTCAAGATTTGGTACCGGTCTCCCGTGTATTCTACTTCGCCGGTTACATAAGCCGTATCGCTAATAACGGCGCAAGATGGGTAAATTACACCCACGTCCAAATAACCGCTTGCGGAACACGTGTCATTGGCGGGGTCGTACTCTTGTACAAGAGAGTACCAAGTGGAGCTACTAATACTTTCACACCCTCCAAAGATATACGCCTTACCGTTAATGGACGCTGCCGTAGCATACCGGACTGCTGTTGGCAGTACGGCCCCCATGGTAGCCACCGTGTTATTAACAGGGTCGTACTCTTGAATATCGGCTTTCGCCCCGCTGCTATACCCTCCGAAGATATATGCCTTTCCGTTGATAGCAACCGCCGCTTTGCCACTATAATTGTTCAGCACCCCCGTCTCGGGTGTTATCGTAGCAACCGTATTGGTGGCGGGGTCGTATTCCTGTATCACCGTATTACTCGCACTGCCTCCGAAGATATATGCCTTTCCGTTGATAGCAACCGCGACAGCGTTTTTTGCGCTCTTATCAAGCGTGACGGTTTTTACGTCGTAAGTATCGGTTGACGGGTCATATTCGCAAATGCTCTTAATATACGCGGAGGCGTTACCGCCGAAAATATATGCTTTTCCATTGATAGCAACCGCGCAACCATACGAAAAATCATACGGGTATTCTGTACTCTTTAGGGACGCTGCGTTGTTAAGAATATCGTTTTCGTATGTAGTCGAAAAACAACCGAAACTGTAGAGCTTGTCGCGGATTGCAACGGTTGGGTAGTGGCTTCCGACAACACTTGCGCCGCCGCCAGCTCTGATCGTGTCTGTTGTAACATTTGCGTTTTGCAGACTTTCCCCGCTGACTTCGACATTGACGGGTGTCTTTGTCAACGGAATCCACAGCATAGACGTGTCGGTGGGCGGGGTCGTGTCGTAGGAGATGTTAAGACGGGCAGAGCCGCCGCCCAGCATAACGGGCTGTCCGTAAATCATTTGACCACCTCCCTAAGTGTGGCTTGAATTGTCAGATCGATGGACGGTTTAGCGTCCAACGCAACAGCTTCAAACATACCGTCTCTGTTATTAACTTGTAAGAAAGAAGTACCATCTTTCATAAGAGTTTTGGCCTGTGTATACGAAAGGTCGAGCGACACCCGGGTATTATCAGTACCGCCAAGCGTACCCACGTCGGTGGTAATAATCTGTGTAAATCGCCCGGCTCCCGCGTCAAACCAATCATCGACAGGCAGTGTAATTTCCACTTCCCTATCCAACACATACTTTGCGGGTATACCGCTGTCTTTGGGCGTTCCGCACTCCTCGCAAGCGACCATAATCGTACCCTCGCCGTTATCCTTGCCATAGGGGGCGCAGGGGATAAAAACCCCCGCGTGATACTCATAACCTACGGTGTCAATATCGGAGGGGCAGTTTTCACACTCTGCAACGGTGGCGTTTTGGAATACACGGCCCGTCTGAGTGCAAATGACCGTGCCGCCCATAGCAAGGAAACAGTCCTCGCCGTGGGAAACAACCCTGTTTCCGCTTAATACAAGCTGCATAGCTTAGACCTCCTTTGCCACAAACGCAGAGCCGGTATAACACAGCTCATAGCGCCTGTTGGGTTGCAAGATGGTGTTGACCGTTACCCCGTTCAATGCGTTCCCCAGTACCCCCACGGTGTTGATTGCGCTGGGTGTCTGAATGAGGAGGAGCTGTCCGGCTGTCCATTCGGTGGGGAGACCGACGGAAACGGTGAACACGTTTTTATAAACATTCGCAGTCCACGCCGTAATAGCCCACTCATACAGACGCATCGTGTTTTCCGTACCCTGCGAGAACAATAGGCGATACTGTGAATATTCTGCAGTATTGGTAAATGTCCACGCCTCCGCCCCGTCTGTGTTGCCGGTCTTGGTCGCAACATCCACCCACGCCGTTCCATTGTTGGAGCCTTGAAACTTGACGCTAAATCCGTCGTAGCTGTAAGAAAACCAGTTGACGCGGAGGCTGTTTACAACAATGCGCGTCCCGAAGTCAATAGCAATCCAAGTCTCGCCCGTATCCTCGTTCACGTCTGCCCAGTATGTGCTATCTGAGCCGTCAAATGCGTGGTCGGGGAGATTTGGGTAGTCCGCGCCACTCGCGGTCACACGGTAGCTCCCGCTGGTAAATTCCGTGTTCGAGACTTCCACCCAGCCGGAGGACGGAATAGGGTTTGAGGTAAGCGAGGTGGAAGTCAACACGCCCCGCTCCACCGTAGGGGCGTACAACCGTCCCGTCAACCGACTATGTACAATGCTGTCAAAGGTGGCCTTATCCAAAGGTGTACCCGCTACCGTGGGACTATCAGCCCTCGCCATATCGTAAGTGTTCGCCTGTCCCGCAACGGGGGTCAAAGTCACCCGCCCCGGATATGTGGGTACTCTGTCTAAAAAATCTTTTTCAATCATCAAGTTACCTCCCCGCAATACAGATCACCAAAGAAAAAACGCGCCTGTAACATTTTCGTTATCAGCGCGTCCACGTCTATAATGATTTGTTCAATATTGTTTGCTTCGATGTAGTCCAACGCTCCCGTGTCTGCCGGTGTCGGGGGCGTTGTGGAATACCGCGCCATAGCCTCCCGAATGGTCGATACATAAGAGAGATAGTTTGTCAAGTCCCCCGCCGTGGGGAGGTCTGTTGCGTTCCAGTCCACTTTAGCGGTAAACTCGTCAGCCGCAATATAACTCGCCGCCGCTAACCTATCCCGTACATAGTTGAGGGCCACGCCCACACGGTTTAGATCAGAGGCGTTATACGCGCCTTTCATATTCGCCGCGTCCCACTCTGCCTTTTCCGTGTCGGTCATAGCAGCGTAGCCCTTGTTTCTCAGCTCACGCCAACGTGTTACGTCGTAGAGTGTGCGGTCTGTTACAAGCGTAGGTAATGGCATTTTCTATCCCCCTTATTCCAACAACATTTCCGTATCGGAGACCGCTATTCCGGAATATGTTACGGTCATTTTTGTAATATTGCCTGTTCTCGCATCTGCGCCCCACGGCAAATAAGCCGACACTCTATCGCCCACGTTCTGCCCATCGAGAACGTGCTTGACGCTGTATGTTTCCTGTCGAGCATAGTAACCCATGATATTGTCGGCTAAGGTCTGAGCGTTTGACAAGTTGACAAGATAGGACTTGTCAAATTTCAGCTTTCGGGGCAGTGTAGTACCCACCGTATTGGGGTTGTATGCGTGTTTTGTGTCTGTGTAATATCTGTACTCCACACCGTTGACAACTACGCTGTCTTGATTTTCCCCCGGTCTTTCATCGAAAAAGACATAGGCCGTAACCGTTACCTCCGTTACGGGGACGGCAACCTTGACTTTGCCCCCGACATAAGTTTTACTCGCGGGAATACCCGCGCCCGTTCCCGTAGGCATCGGGTACAGTTTAATCTTCCTCGTGCCGGAGGTGTCCACGACAGCGCCCAGCGCAAAGGCCACGTATTGCAGCGCCTCGCGCCTTGTACAATCGGGAATATACCCCCTCAATGTGCTATCAGCATATGCGGGGTCAATATCCACCTCAAACATACCGCCCAGCACATCGGCAAGAATGGTAGTTAGTGGCGTGTCAGAAATCCAAATATTCGCCGCGTAGTCGCTCATATCGAGTACACCGATAGCGTCCATACAAGACAGGCCATAAGATCGAACACCGTACCTCTCGCCGTCCTCGATATAGTACACGCCAATAAGAGTATCACCGTTGTAAGCCTCCACCGGCTGCGTCCGCTGAAAAATGAGATCGATAGAGCGTTTAATCTGAAAATTTGTATCAGCCACGTTAATAGGTACAACGTCGGAAATCAAATCAACTTCGTGTACAAACTTTGCGCTTGTAAGCTCGTCCTCAGAAATTTCACGCACAACACCGATCATAACGTGTTCAAGTTTTACCCGCCTGCGCGGTAGCGAGGTTTCCTTAAAGGTGATTACGATCTTATCAAACGACTCCACGGTATTTTCCACAGAATACTCCACCTTATCGGGGTAATATGTGCCGCTGTCTTTTATCGCGCCGTCTTGATACCACACGACAGACAGTTTACGGCAATATTCCGTAGAGACGGGGGAGAAACGGAACGTCAAGCCGGTAGAGGTCTGCTGCGTTGAGAAGTCTACCGTTAAGGTGGGGGGTGAGGTAAAGACGCAATCAGCACCGCTTATAGAATTGCTCCAATAGGCGCACGGCTGACCGTCCCTAACCTCATAATCGTGCGTTAGCCCCCACCCGTTAGGCTCTACCGTTGCGATTGCCGGAGGCTCTACACCATAAGGAACTCGTGAAAGGTTGGAAAACGCCTCTTTGTCTGTTGCCGTTGCCGTTGCCACATCATCCGCACCAACAGCAATATCTTCATATAAAAGCTTTAGAGCCATTTTCTCACCGCCTTACGGATTGACATAGTTTTCAATCGGTCTAAATTCCACCGTCAACTCAGTCCAGCCCACAAATCTGCGTCTTTCATCAATATACCCTACCTCACGAGTGCCGGTATTATACGCGGCCTCATACCCGATTGTGGATTGATTGTGGACAACTTCAAGGGCCACACTTTCGCGGATAGACCCAAAGAGATGGGTGCAAAGGTTGTCAAAAATCTCCGGGTCTGCATCGGGCGCGAAGGTAATGGCATGACCGATTTTAATTCCGGTAATATCTCGGATTTCCCTGTTGCGATAGAGGGCGATACCCGAGTTATCGCCCTCTACCACGTTGAAAATTTCCCGTACTGCCGTTACGAGTACGTCATAGGAAACACCATCAATTTTTACAATGTCCATTTACGCACCTCCCGTAACCAACTTAACACCCACACGGCTTTCCTCCGCGCCGCCGCAATCAACCATAGCGCGTCCAAGCTCTCTCTTATCCAGCATAAGGATAACAGGTCGTTTGTTTGCGCTGCCTCTCCTATACTCAGAGGCAAGGCTACTAATACCCGCGCTCTGTGCGCCCATAGCTTGCGCGAGATCGGAAACGCCGGTATCTCTTGCGCCCATCGTCCCAGCCTTGCCGTTTTCTGCTGCAACGGTAGCGCGGATATTGGCGGTCAAGCCGTCGATATCGTCCATAATCTGATCTTCAACGTCGGGCATAGCTCTTTCCCAGCCTACGCCGAGACCTTGCGGGGCGGTTTCACCCAGCCATGCGAACTTTCGAGACGGGGAGTGGCTATCTAACTCCTCTTGTGCTGCGCCGAACAACGCAGAGGCAAGAGACTTCACCTTGTTTACCAGCCAATCCCAGCCAGCACTAATGCCATCCCAAATGCCTGTGACAATGTTGTCGCCCACAGCAAAGAAATCATCTACGATACCGTCAAACGCGCCCACAATATCGTCGTACAGATCGGAGAAATACCCGCTTACAGCGTCCCAAATACCCGTGATACCGTCCCAAGCTGCTTGGAATTTCTCGCTAAACCACGAAGTGACAGAGCTAAACACGGTTTTGATGTCGCCCCAAACGCCGGAGAAATACCCCGCCCATTTGTCCGCAATGCGCTTGATAGCTGCCCACGCATCGGAGAAGTTGCCCGACAACACGTCCTTAACGACGGAGAAAATGGTCTTGATAGTGTCCCAAAGCAAGCTGAAATACCCGCTCACCTTGTCCCACACGACCTTGATACCGGCCCATGCTTTGGAGAAAATCTCGCCAAACCACTTAACGACAGGTGCAAAAATATCTTGAATTTCCTTCCAAATGTCAGCGAAAAACTCTTCAACATCGGCCCACGCATCTTTCAGCCATTCGATAGTATCAGCCCACGCGGTAACAAACCAATCGGCGACAGCTTTCGCCGCCTTTTTGATACCGTCCCACAATCCAATCCAAAACTCGCGGAAACCCTCGCAGTTATTCCACAAGTACATAAACCCAGCGACAAGCGCGGCAATACCAGCGATAATAAGCGTTACAGGGAGAAACGCAGTACCCATAGCCAACCCCAGCCCAGCGAAAGCCGTTTTAAGCGTGTTGACAATCATAAGGCCGCCAAACGCAACCACAAGCACACCGACAGCCGCCGCTATACCGATAATTACGCCTTTCAGCACTTCGGCTTTTTCGGGGTTTTCCTCCATCCACTTAGAGAGGTCTTGAATTTTCTCCGCGACGGTTTCCACAACAGGCAAAATAGCCTCTAAAGCCTGTGCTTTTAGATTAGTCCACGCGGTAGTAACAGGCTCGATAGCAGCGCCCAAATTGGCCTGTGCCTCCTCCATTGCAGAGGTCGCACGTCTCGCCTCTTGCGTGGAGGCGGTCAATTCGTTATATTCGTCTGCCGCCGCTTGATACTTGCTATTAAGCGTATCAGTAATAAGCGTTGCTCGTTCCTGTTCGCTGTTACAGGCTTCGAGCTTTTTATTAAACTCGTCCTCAGAGATACCCGCCCATGTGAGCGCGTCTGCGAGGGGGCCAGTGACCTTGCCAACTTTGGCGGTTTCGTTCCTTTTATACCCTCGGTTTCCCGATATTTATTAGGGGAGTAGACTATACAATCAACGTTGATATTATCGCGGTTGCTCATTGGTAGTCGTTGGGGGCTTCGGCTTTCGCCGCTATCCCTGCGGATTGCCCAATCCTTGACGCTGTTCCACTTTGGGGGTCAAGGCTCTAAGGGTTTCCCCGCATATTCTGAGTTTAGATATACATCACTGTATAAATGGCCTATGTTGTTAAGCCGCTTCGGTCAATCCCTCAATGGGGAGGCTATCTCCAAATTTTGCGGTAACACCCGCCGCAATAGTAGACCACTTAGCAACCTCTTGTTCGTTTTTCGTCAGCTCCGCTAAGTGGTTTACCGCCTCAACGCTTCGGTCACTCTCGCCTAAGATCGCGTAAAAGTCCTCATAGGCTTTCGAGGCCGTGTCGGTGGAATGTCCAGCCGTGGAAAAAGCCGTTTCCAGCTTTGCCATATCTTCGCGGTATTCTCTTGTTTCATCTGCAAGGGTCACAAGAGAACTGACAGCGTTACCCACGGCAGAGATTAGCGCTTTTACACCGTCGGCAATAAACGTACCCGCCGCAACGGTGGCTACGTCTAATCCGTCACCCGCTTTTTTCGCACTGTCACCCAGCTCGTCCAATCCATCTGCTGCGTTTTTGGCCTCTTTCTCTACATCGTCAATTTCGCTCTCAAAGCCGCTTGCATCGGCTTCAACGTCGATAACAACCTTACCGTCTGCCACAGTTTATCCCCCCTTTGAGGCTTCGTCTTGGCGACGCTTGACATATTCCCGCATTTGTGCATTGCGCTCTGCGAGTGTCATCTTGCCGCCCTGTTGTTCAATGGCAATTTTCGCCCTTATCTTTGCGACCCGCTCCCGTTCTTTTTTGGGTAGGTCTTTGAGGTTTACTGTCCGATAATAAATCCGCTTTTGAAACTCGCACTCGTCGGGTAGTCCTCGCATTAAAGAACGGAACACCCACCAGTGCAGAGCCTCCGTGGAGAGGTCGATCTTGTACGCTTGCCAAAAGGACGATACGAGCGCGTCTGCGTCAACCTCAAAGGAATAGCCCTGTTTCGCATTTTGAGGCCGTCTGTTGGCGTTTTCGCTTTGGGTGGTATCTTTATCCTCTCCGCAGCGATAAAACCAAAGAGCGGCCTCCACAGCCCCGTCAACGTCCCGAGGATAGCCACACTTTCCAAACCACGGGCGCATTATCTCGCTCAATCGCGTTTCACCCTTTTGCACAAGGATTTCAAACGCAATACCCGCCCGGAAATCTGTCTCTATCGGGTATTCGCGTCCCCCTATTGTTACGGTATCGGGTAGCCCGTCAAGTAAGATGTTCACCGTCTGCCGCCTTTACGCGGGAGGTCTGCGATTTTCTTTTGTTCGCCAAGCGCCTTTTTGTATTCGGCGGTATATTCGGTTGCGATATACTCAACGAGCTGTTTGATATGCTCCGCGCCGGGGTTTTCGTACAGGCCCATAAGAGCCTCACCCGCGCCCTCGCCCAAAATGAGGTCGAAACCATCAAGGGAGATGTTAAACATCTCGTTTCGGGCGGTGATATCGTTCCCCTTGATTGCGGACAGCTTTTCAATGATCCCGTTTGCGATATCAATAATGCGTTGCAGCTCGTTTTCGCTCAAAGGGAGTTCGTACTTGCACTTTCCCTCAAAGTCCAAAACGCACTTTTTCTCTTGGAAGTGGAATACTGCCATTTGTTATCATCCTTTCAAAAAAAGGGGGAGGGTTGCCCCTCCCCTTGTCTTATGCTGCGCTGTAAGTGTATTCCTCGGGCTGATTACCGGCCTTACGCAGCTCGATATCGATCTCAGAGCTGTTACCGGCCTCGCCGCTTGCGTCAGAGTTGACGATGATAGAAACCTCGCCTTTCTCGCCCTGTCCGTTGAGAATGTTGAAGTACACATACTTACGAACAACGCCGGAGCCAGTGCCATACTTAACGTCGTGAGAAAGAGCGAAATCTTGGAACTCGTCGCCGCAATAGCGATCACCCGCAACGGAGAAAGAACGCTGATTGCCGGTTTTCATAGTAGACTGACCGGCACGGATATACTGCTTGTCCTGCGTAACGGGATTAAGCTGTGCGTCCAGTCCGGTAACGCCCATCTGCACAACGGCAAAGTCGCCAACATCGGTAAAGCCGGTTGCGGGGGTTTCGCCGCAATCCACAGCAAGTACCCAATCGTCAGCCGTAACCCAGCCCTCATAAGTGGAGGAGGGAGTTCTGCCGCTCATAAGTTCGGTCAAAGTCATATTTTAAGCACTCCTTTTTTGGTAGTATTCAAGTCGCATTTGCAACTGATATCTTGCTTTCCCGTCCTCGGACACGATAAACGGGTAAGCGGTGGAAGTAACAACGATTTTTTGTGCCGTGCGATTGCTCCCCATATTGGGAAGCTCACCCGCAAGCGCCTTACCCTCTACCCAGCTTGTCAAGTCCTCAAAGAATTGCAGACTTTCGAGGTTTTGGGCAATGTTCTGATCGTACAAACGACGGGACGCAACGCTAAATTGAAACTGCTTCACAGCAGAGCCGTCACGGTATCGCTTAATGATTTCCTCGCACGGGATTGTGTCCACAGAATAGGTATCTACATCATCGTCGAGAAAATCCACGTCAAGCCGTCCGGAGAGGCCGCTGTAAGTTCTCAGCCACGTTTGCACACATTCCATAACTGTCATTTACTCAGCCTCCCTATATAGACTTTCAGATTATTCACAAGCTCAGTTGACTTGTCCGCAAGCATACGCTTGTCCCATTGTTTGCCACGCATCGGTGCGCCGTGATAAGTGAGGGGGTTTCCCGTATACTTCTTAGGGGCGCGACCCGCCATAGCCTCACCGTAATACTGATAATGGGCATACGGCTGAACGTAGGTAATGTTTGACCCGTCACCCGCTACAACGGCGGTATTTTTCAAAATACCCTGTTGCATCGGTACGTAAGGGTCAGACAATCTCTTTACCTCTGAGGCAAGGTAGACTTGCGCCCGATTGTCGCCGCCCAGTCCTCGCCGTTTCATAATCTTAGCCGTGTTAATATCTACCTTGATTTTCATTGCCCGTCCACTCTCCAATGAGGCAAATTGCCTCGGAGGTTATTACCAACAGAGGTAATACGGAAATGCTCAACACGGTTCAGATCAGACGGCTTAGAAACGGCAGTAACAACACCACGGACGATATAATCCCCGTTATCCGGCTTTACACCGGTAGGGAAATATTCGGACGGTACGCGCACCGTATGGCTGTTGACGGGCTTTGCACCGTCCCCGCTTGTGGAAATCGTTGTCTTAGAAAACCAACTCGCGCCATTCATCGAATAACAAGAGTAAGTGTCGCCCGTATCGTCCTTAACGTGCTTTACGAGAGTAATAGTTTGGTCGCCACATAGCAACATACTCACACCCCCGCAAAACAAAGATTAGTATTACACAGATACACCATAGCCTCTGCCGTAATACGCTGAGACTTAGATCGGGCCGTACCCGCAGCGTAGGAACGGGAAACACCGTCGTTGCTCTCGCTTGCGATCTCCCCGCCCTGTTCCTGTTTGGACAGCTCGTCCACAACGGCGCACTGTGCATACATTACCGCCTCTAAGTCCGTGCCGGTAGCCTTTGCCGCCCGTCCATAAGTCAAACGGTCGATCTCAGCCTTTGCGCGGACAGAAAGGCGGTCATATTCCTTTTCGGTCAAAGTCCCTTTGTATGTGGTGGAATAAAACTCATAGTTAGCGTACACGTCAATTCTCACCCGCCTTTTTCCTCTTAGGCTCGGCCTTAGGTTTAGGCTCGGCTTTGGGCTGCGCGGTCTCTACAACCGCGTAGCCCTTTGCCTTATACTCCGGGAGCTGCTTTGCCTCAATATTGCGGGTAATAAATCCGTTAGTAATCAGCATTTAAGCTCCCCCTCCGTTCCTTAGACTGCCTTATGCAGATAGATACCGGTCACCTTGTTCTCGAAAGCGAAAGCGTCGTGATACAGACGGTACTGGAACTTCCAAGCGTCCTTGGTCTGGTTTTCGTCGGGGGTGAAAATCTTAGGCAGAGCCATCTTGGTAGCCTGCAACACGGCAGACTTGGAGACCGCGAGGAAGTTGATATTCTCCGCATCAGCGGCCTTAGTGTAGCCCCACGCAGACGCGCCGCTGTTGAGGGTAATGCCGGTATAGAAACGGGTCTGAGGCACTTCCACAACAGCAGAGAAACGCTTCAGCACTTCCTTAGACTTGGTGGTGTCGAGATCCTCCACCAAACCGTACAGGGTGGGAGTGATAAACAGAACGCGATCCTCGGCGGGAACTTCGGCCTCGTCCATAGCAGAGGCGCAAGCGCGCAGAGCGGACACGACGGCAGCACCATCGGTCAGAGCGGCGGCAGCAGAGCTAATGTCAGCGGTGGAGGCGTACTTAGCGAAACGGTAAGCGTCCACCTCGGGAGCGACATTCACGCGCATAAACTCGCTCATAATCATACCGAAAGCCTGTCCCAGCGTTTCCTCGTCGTCCATACGGTCAACGCTCAGTTCTGCGCTTCTATCCTCGGTCAGAGTGAAAGGCTCCCAAGAAAGAGTAGCGTTGCCGTTAGCATAGCCGTTCTCACGGGAATAGTCACCGAGACCGGTAGTCTCAACCTTCATAACCTTAACGGTGTTCGTACCGTCAAAGCTCACCTGCGTCTGAGCGTCGAGAATGGCGGTCAGAGAGGCTTTCTTATAAATGCCGTCGATAACAGGAACAAACTTCTCAGCAAGTGCGATAGAATTAGCCATTTTTCATTACTCCTTTTTTTCAAGTCCCGCGCCTCTCATAAGCGCGGTCATAAATGTGTCGGTGTTTGTATTGCTTCCGTGAGCGCCGCCGGTAGTTACTCGTGCGCCGCCCTTGTCCTCCGCTACCTCCTCAAAGAGATAAGCGTCGGACTTTTTCAGATTGTCGAGTTGCTCAGACAGACCCAACAGCTTTTCCCCGTCCAGCTTGACAAGGGACATATCGAGGGCAGCTCGTGCCAACTTCGGGTTTTTTGCCTTTGCCTCGACAAGCGCCATACTCACGGCATTGTCCAGCTTTGCCGCCGCAAGATCGGTGTTGTACTTCGTTTCCCAGTCTGCCGCCGCCTTTTTCAGCCCGTCCACGTCAACGCCGTCGAACTTCTTAACGGTATCTTGCAGACCCTTAATCGTTTCGTTGGCGGTGGTAAGCTCCGCGACCTTATCGTCGAACTTGCGCTTGTCAACGTAATTACCCGTTGCGAGGTTTGCAAGTTTGATCTCCTTGTTGTCTTTGAGCTTTTCTTCGAGCTGTTCAAAGGTGAGTGCGTCAGTGCCAAACAATGCTTTGAGTTTTTCCATAATGTTTTCCTTTCCCGCGCTTATATCCCTTTAGCTTATAAAGCCGCTGCCGGTCAGCGTTGGCGCGTCCGTGTATGTTTTAATGCCCCCACGGAGGGGCGTGTTTTGTATAACAAAAAAGCACTGTGCAGAAAATGCACAATGCCTTTGTTATCGGGTATTAGGTTGTTTCTGTTCCTGTTGCAATTTGCGTTCTCGCGGATTGCTTTTTGAGGCCCGTTTGTTTGGTGAAATCGGTATAGGCTTTCTGCCCGTCTCTCAGCTTCTTTCTATACTCGCTTGCGTCCTCTCCCACAGCTTCAAGGGCCGCAATCGTGCGTTTCTGCTTTCTGATCTCACGCTCGATATTGCGCTGGACTTGTGAGGCTTCGTATTCGGTCATTTTCACGCCGTTATACTCAATGTCCTTTGCTTCCAGCTTGTCAAGTTCTTTCTGAGACCAAGAACGGGACGTGCCGTGTACGTAAGGGTGGAAGTTGTGCCGACAGTTCCAACCGCATAGTCCCGCCCCCGTGCCGTAGCCCGTGGCCTTGCGTAAGTCCCTGTATTTCACACCGTCAATTTCCACGTCTCCGTTGCGGGAATATACCTTGCCTTGCCATTTGGCGTGTTCGGGTCTTGCGCCTCCGTGGGCCGTCACCTCTACAAGCTCCACCTCTAACTGATCGGCAAGCTTCTCTTGCGTCTTAGAGGCCGTTTGATTTGCACCCGTGACAACGGCTCTACGTACAGCAACCTCGATACTGTCCACACGCCCCGACGGATATTTGACAGCTCCCAACCCGGCAGAGGACAAATCAACAATAGCGCTCTTGATCGCCGTACTGTAATCAAAAGCGCCTGTTGTGATTTGTAACCACGCCCTGTCAAGTGCCGCCTCAAATTGCCCCGTAGCGGTGTTTGCCGTCGTTCTCGTGATATTCTTGAACGCGCCCTCTGTCTGTATCAGCCCCGCGTTTAACTGCTCATACAACGCATCTGTGTCGATTTGAGAGGGCTTGTACACGTCAGCCGACTTGTAATACTCTACATCGTCCGCAATGGCCTGTTCTCCCGCCTCTGTCAGCAAAGCAACGATTTCCTCTTGAGTTTTGCCGGTGATTGCGGACAGCTTCGCAATGATCTCACTTTGCACCATTCCCAACTCTTGCAGCTTTTGGTTTTGGTGCTGTGCTGCGGGTATGAAATAGTCGTAAGTGGAAATCCTACGCGCCATATCTGCGAGAATATCCATCTCCACAAGCCCGTACATATCTACCAGCGTATCGGGTAGGCTTTCTAAATACTTAGGGTCGAGACCCATAGGTTTCGCCCTCCTTGTATTTTCTAAAATTTGTGCTTGCCGCACGATTTGACAAAATGCCCCCTTTCTGCTGTGCTATACTGCCTAGCAGAAAGGAGGTGATTTTGTGTTGCTTGATATTCGCCGTATTTACCGCCGTAAGCATATCAGCGTGTATGCTGAACTTTTCGGCTGCACTCTGTACTTTGCGCTATGACCCTACGTTATTCCTCGATATAGGTATATGTGGATGCGCTCGGATAATCGGATGCCTTAGTGTATGCGCTCAATGTTCCAGCAGGGACATAGATTTTACAGGTAGTAGGCAGCCCGTGCCAAACACCAGTATTCCACATACCCGGAGGCGTTGTGGATGTGAAATGAAGTTCCTCAAGCCCCGTATTGTTAGCAATGGCAGACATGTTCAAGTAGGTCAAAGTCTCCGGAAGCCATAGTTTTTTCATTTCGGGCATACCGCTGCATTCACCAGTATCTAATTGCGTTATTTTAGAGCCACGCAAATCTACACCCTCGATATAAGCATTAGGGATATGTCTCCCTCCATAAGAATCATAATGGGCAATGTGCTTACAATCAGCACCAGCATAAAGAATGTTGTTTTCTAAAGTTAGGCTCGGTGCAGTATAGGAAAAAAAGGATTTATCGCCGCTTTGAAGGATGTTGTAATATGTTGCGCCGGACAAAGCAGCAAAGTCTGCTGGAATTGAAATCTTAAGGGTCTTATATCCATCTCCATTGTCGGAAACTGTCATCATTTCCTCTGTGAACATCTTAGCGGGAATTTGGGCATAATTCTCATTTATCCATTCCCAGTTACTATTACGGGCACGAACTTTTAACGCCGTTTGCCAAAGGATAATATTTGTAGCATCCGATGGTACTTTAATTGTGTGCGTGGCAGCTACGCCCGCAGTTGTAGTGCCACAGTTAATATTCGTAAGCGCAGAGATAAAAACACCCGAATTGCTACTGCCACCGCTTTCAAGCGTACCAACCACACCAGCGATATTCACGCCATTGGCAATGTTTTGGGGAACAAGTGTTGTCGGCTTCTTGATGGTTGCGCTTTTCACAGCGTAACCATCTTCTGCGGAAAGAGATTGGTCACCATCCGAAAAGTCCAATGCAATCTCCATCCCCTCAATCAGTTGAATATCGCTGCCAGTTTCAATAGCCGCAATCTCGGTTGCCATATCCGCAGGGAGGATTTTTGCAGTGCCGCCCGTCTTGGCTCGGATAGCATCACCGATTGCGCTCATGGTGCTGTCTTGAATAAATACATTTGCCATTAATAAGCCACCTCGTTCCCATCAGTGATTGTCACGGCAGACCATGCACCATCTACCACTTGGAGCATCTTGCCGTTGTCAGCCGTGGACACAATAGGCAATGCCACACCGTCCAGCACTTTGTCAATCATATCGGCTGCCTTTGCGATTGATTTATCTGTGTAGGCTTTCGCCATTGCAAAAGTTTGAATATCCATACTCAACCCCCGTACACATCGGACGTGCCGAATTTCTGCCACTTTCCATCGGAGCGGAGTACCCACATATCGCCGGTAGTCAAGTTCACCGCACAGCTACCAAACGCACAGTTAGGGATATTCCCCAAATCGGTGTCCTCGGTAATGTAAAAGTCGGCACGTGCTGCAACGCCACCCGACGGGCAAACGCCGGTAACACTGTTAGAAGAAATCGTAATCATGTTTTTACCTCCTTAATTCATAAACCCAAAGGGATTGGTCTGTGCTGTCCGTAAGCCCTCAATAGCAGCTTTTGCCGTCGCCTCGTCCTCTCCTAAGTGCTTCATACGGTATTCGTAGGCATTGAGGATACCAACGCTCACAAGCTGCATATCACGCGCCGCTGCCGTTTCCTCGTCGATGATAAAGCCGTCCTCAAAGTTTACGACAATATCCACATCGGGATTGACAGGGGCATTGCAAAACTCTTTGCCGATATACAGCAGGGCAGAGCAAAGGGTTTTCAATGCCGCTTCTACGACGATCATATGGCGGTTAGCGTGTTGGATTAGCTCTTGCTTTTCGCCGCTGTATTCCGTGGCGGTCTTTACCCCCGCGCTTGTGAACTGATAGCGTTTCGTACCCATTCCGCACTTGAACGAAAGGTAATCAAGTTGCGCCTGTACGCCGTCTTTGTTCTCGGTCACACGGAGAGACGGGTTGAACTCTTGCACCATCTGTTTAGCGTCAAAGTCCATACCGTCGCCCACTTGCTGGAAGAGCTGCTGTACTACATCGTCGGGGGTAATGGTCTTACCCTCGCTGTCGGTCTGTAACATAGCCTTGTTATAAAAGACTTTTTTACCGCCCAGCTTGAAGTCCTTGACAAAGTTATTAAACGCAATATCAACCGCCAACAGATTGTCAAGGGCGTTGGCGTAGATACTCATACCCAACCCGTTACAGTCCGCGTCATTCACGGTCACATTGGGATAGACCAAAGCAAACCACGGACGGGGAGAGCCGGTGTCGATAACGGGGACGATACCCTCCGGCAAATCGGCCTGTTTCAAGCCGGGGCCGTCAAGCATAAAGTATTCGTTCTCGATCTGATAGTTGCCGTTCTCCGCTTTCGTGTGGATTTCCATATAAACGTAGGTCTTGCCACGCTTTGTAAATTCCGATACAAAAGCCGCCTCGGTGATCTTGGACTTTTCCACAGACAGGGGAATGATAGACAGCGCGTCGAGATATTCCACGGAGGCTTTACACTTTGCATCGGGGACAACCTTACCGCTATCAGAAATCTTTGCCCCGTCAGCCCTTGCAACGAAAGCACCAGTACCATAAGCAAATGCCTTTTCTAACAGCTCGTTTGCCTCAGCCCAAAAGTTGACCTCTCCGAATACGCCGCCCGTACCGTCTGCACCCTGTAACCATTCAGCGGTTGCCTTGTCCTCAATGACAATAGAGGTCTTTTCGTTCAGCAGCAACGCCGCCCAGTCCTCAGAGACCCGCTTTGCCATGCCGAAAGAGTATAGCTTTCTCTGTCGGGTACTCCCGTCCACGCCCAGCTCACGATAAGAATGAGCCTCTTTAACGTAGCCGCGCCACCACTCACGCCACATTCGGATTGTGCTGTAATATTTGGTTTGTAGCTTGCAACCGAACTTCTTTTCGAGGTGTTCCGCTGCAAGGCTGATAACGTCTTTGTGTTCCATCTTTCAATCTCCTATCTTCTCGGAGTTAATGTCGGTATAAACCGAGAAAAGCCATACTCAAAAGCATCGCAAGTATCAATGTCCGTTGTGAAATCGTCCAATCGCTTCTCTATTCCTTTCTCTGCCGCTTTCTTATCCCACATAGCGGCACGGAGCGCGTTTATTACTTGCTCACAGGAACGGAGGACATAGAGCCTATCGGTATTCAAGAGGGTGTTGGTACAGATAATGCGGTCAATGATACGGCCCTTTTCACTGTCGCCTACTTGCAACGGGAGACCCGCGTCTTTTACCGCTTTTCTGAGACCGGCAATCAAATACTGTTCCGCGTTATCTGCGAACACATAGCGGACTGGGGCTTTGTATTCCTTTTGCAGATCACGCACAAAACGGACAAACTCACTGTTGAGCCTGTCCGCGTCAATTGTTCCCTTTGCACCGTCTAAGCGGTGGTTTTTAATAGCCCCTATCCTTGAAAAGTCCTTGTGTATTGCAACGGCAACAAAGGTAGTCTTTGAGTTGTTCCCGCCAAAGTCCACGCCAATACTGATAAAGTGTATGTTGTCCTCCGCTTCGTCTCTCAACCACTTCTCGGGATTGTCTGCAAACTGCTGATAGCACAGGCCGTCCGCAACAACCCACTCGCCCAGTATAAACCGCTTGTAGAAAACTCCCGTGTATTCCCGTTTCAGATTGTCGATATACGCGGGGTCAAGATAAGGGTTATCATCAATCAAGAATTTCTTTTGGTATAGATCAAGCTCATTCCCGCGCAACAGATACTTTTGATTGAGCCAATGAGCGGGAGTGTCGGGGTTTGTACTACCAAACAGCTTCGCCCCCGGCATTGACAGACGGGACAAAAGCATTGTGAAAAAGTCCTCGGTGAAAAGAGTAAGCTCGTCACAGTATGCACCCTGTAATGTCATACCACGAATTTTGCCCTCGGCGCGTACATCGTTCACGCCCTCTAAGTAGATCGTGCGTCCGAATAGCTTTCCCTCTTTGGAGCTTGTGTTGTACTTAAAATTCTTATCCCCTACAAGGCTCTGTAATAGGTCGAGACAGTTTCTTTTGAGGGAGGTAATCGTTTTAGCCACCATCAAATACTGCGCGTCTATCGGCATTGTAGCGACCCACAGCGCCCACGCGACAAGGGTAATCCACGTCTTACCGGAACGAACAGACCCCTCTAAGATGTTAATACGCGACAGCTCCCCGTGTTTCATAGCACGGATAAAGTCGGTCTGTTTCGGTGAAAAGAAGTCACTCAATGTTTTTCACCGCCTCCACGATCTTATCCAAAATACCGGGTTTATCAGAGCTGTATGCCTCAGAGGTCTTTGTAAACTTATCTACCACAATACCCAAAGCCGTAGCGATCTGCGCCAACGTTGCGCCCTCTAACTTGTCGGGGTCTGCAAGTTTCTTTAGGTATAGGTCAATAATCCCTTGTGCCTCGCCTTTTCTGCTGTCCATATATTCCAACATTTCAAGTGTGTTTTGCTCTCTTTTTTGTTCACACATTCCCACAATTTGCACATTTTTAAGGACAACATTCTTTACAGTCGTAGCAGATACCTTGTGTTTCTTTGCGACAGCGTTATAGCTGCGCTGTTCCACATAATCCGCTATGATCTTCTTTTTCTGCTTGTCTGTCAGTCGTGCAGCCACGCTCACCACCCCTACAACAAAAAATCCCCCTTATTCGCGCAAAGGGGCCGCCGGTGAGGAGAATAGCCGACGACCCCCGCGCTATTAGGAGGAGACTGTATGAATTTGCAACTTAGCACAATATCATTGTACACCCTTTTAAGGCTGTTTTGTTCCCCTCTTTTTCCCCAAATTGTCGCCATGGAGCAAAATAAAAAGAGGGCCGGAGCTTTTTTGCCTCCGACCCTCTTTTTATTCCTCTTACAGCGCCTTGCCCGAGTGTTCCCCGCGTTCCGGCAAGTCCACCAATTCGGGGTGTTTCGCCTCCATCTCACACGCCCACGCGATATTCCAAAGCGCAGCTACAAGGTGGTGATCTTCCGCGTCGCCCTGTATGTACTGCGACAAGTGTCTACACGCGCTGTCAATCAGACTATGGACGGGTATTCCCTTGTCCACGTTGCGCTCTCCGTAATGTAGCGCCCCTCTTTCGCAATGCTGGGCGAGGGCGTGAATTGCCGCATACGGCAAAAGATCATAGCGGCCTTTTCCTGTTGCATCGTCACGCACCGCGCCCGTATTAAACTCTCTCATTTTTTACTCCTTTGTTGCGGGGGCAACCCCACGCGGTTTCTCCAATGGCATACCGTATCGCGCTTAAATCCCATGATGTCCGCGATCTCCCCGTCATTGAGGCCCATCTTGTAATACCTCATAGCCACCGTCGTATCAAATCTTCGGTGTTTCGGTATAACACGCGGGGGTATTACCTCACCAGCCTCTTTTAACACGTCCTCAATTGCCTCTTTGCAAGTGGCGTTAAGGTCTGCCAATACCCCAATTTGCAAGCGCGGGTTTCTTGCCGTCCGATACGAGATAACAATCTCGTGTGTACTCATTACCATACTTTCCTCCTACGTAATCTGTACGCCGTATTCCTCTCTTAACACCGTAATAAGGTCTTGCACATTGACGTAGCCCTTTGCTACGCTGTCGGAGAGGTTGTTTACCTCGTCCCATACCTTGTGTAGCTGTTCCTCGTCAAACCCGAATTTGTCCAGCATAACGGTGAGAAACAGCGCTATTGCAAGGGTAACTGCCTCGTCCTGTACTTCCTTTTTGGCACGGTTTACGGTTGCCACAGATACAGGCCGCCGGTGAGGGTTTACCCGTTTCTTTTTAGCCATGCGCTCACCCCCACATTTGGTGCTTGATAGACCACAGAAGCATAATGACCACCGAGGCGATGCCCATCCAAACAAACACTTTCATTTCCTTTGCCATTTTCTTCTTCATCCGCTCACTCTCCTTTCGGCGGCTCGTATGCAGTGCAATCCTCTACGGATTTGTCACCGCAAACAACATTTCTCATGTACCAAATGCAGCAAGCGGGTTCGTTGGAAGCCTCAATGCGCTTCATTACTTCACAAGTTTTACATTTCATACGCTATCTCCTTTCGGCGGCTGGGGCAGGGGCATCCAGTGGGTGATTGGATTTCTCTCATTCTTAAACCACCAATTCGCACCAAGCCAAGCGTTAGTTGTTACAAACCCGTTCTTGTGGCAAACATGCACAGTAGCAGAATCTTCGGGCAACCGCTCACTCACAGGAATCCACTCCTGCACCGTCACGCCGTTGGCGATAAGGTGGTCAATAAGAAGGTTGTCAACGCAAAGCGGCGTGGTCAAATAACGACACTTGGAACAATCCGTTTCGATGCAGGTTCTCGCCGCCTCAGCAAACACCTCCACCAGCTTTTCACGAACATTGTCCATCATTTGCCCTCCTGTGCATCCTCAAAATCACAATAAGCATTGTATGCCTTGCGATATTCCTCAATTCTCACATCAAGGCCGTTGTCATATCCATCTTCAATCATGCGTAGCATCCTGTCTTTTCGGTTATCAACATCAAGCTTCAAAAGTTCACGGATTTTGGCAATCGTTTCAGGTTTCAACTTATCCATTGTTAGCCTCCTTATTCCACGCTCTAATAGCCCTAAACTTGAACAGCTTTATCTCGCCGCACCAGTAGCAATCTTCGCATTCAACATAAAACCATCTACCTTTAGGCGGTGCAATGCGAACCATAACCAGCTTCTCGCTATGGCAGTTAGGGCAAGGTTTCAACTTAGCCATCATTTACCCTCCTGTTCCACGCTTCGATTGCTTCTGCTTTGGTATCATATATCCAAGTTCCCATTTCTCCTTCGCCCTCGTGCTTTGCTATTGGGCATTGTTCAGTTGGGTCATCTGTTATTTCGTGATATAGTTGATACCCTATGCCTCCATAATGAGTAACTACAATCTTGATTCTATTGCCACAAAACGGGCAAGGTTTCAACTCAGCCATCGTCTACCTCCTCAAAGCAATCCTTGCCTTCAACGAAAAGGTTGTAAACACGGTTGTCAATCCTCAAGAAGTCTGCTGGGCATCTATCCCACTTCGCACACTCCACACACGGCTTAATGTTGGTCAAGTCCATTGGTTACCTCCTGTTCGTGATTGGAAGGTTGGAGATTGTTCCATTCCTCTGCGGCTTCAAAAACACTGCAATGCTTGTGAGTTTGTGTCCGACAATCTCCATCGCATTCAAAATAGACCTTGCATTTTGCCTTTTTTAGATTGGGCATAGAATTACAGTTAGGGCAAGGTTTCAAACCAATCGCTTTCATATAAACCATTGCCAGCCCTCCTTATGCCATCTGCAACCGTTACAAGCCCCGTTATGCGCCTGTTCATAGAGACCACATTTCAAACACAGCTCGTTACGGAGCAATCGGTTTTCTTCCTCCAACTTAGCGACTAAACCTCTGAGCGCAGCGTTTGCGCCGTCCAATGCGTCGACTTCGTTGGGCTGCACATATCTACCGCCTCCATTATCGTAATGCTCGCAACCGCCACAATCCTTATCGTTATCGCAACAAATGCCCTTTTTCCCGTTACAGTAAAATACCCTTTTCATTCGGCCCGCCTTTCAATAGTCAACGGCTTCTTGCCGCGTAATGAAGAAGTGAATACCGGGCGCGCACTCGTTGCGTCTATCCTCGTCGAAATTATTCACCTTGAGGGTTTTGCCGACGCGGTAAATGAAATTGCTGTCGTGTTTGCTGATTACCTCCGTAACGTCTGCCGCCTGTCCGTCTGCCGTTTCGATAGCCAGCACTTTCGCCTCGCTGCATCTACACTTGCGCCCGTATGCGCTGCTGCGCTTTGCGCTCTCCGTCACTTCCAGCTTTACGATATACCCGCCTCGGGCTTTCTTCCACGCGATAAAGCTCCCGTATTCGGGGCAGCAAATAGGCAAAAACTTGTTGAGCAATTTTAATTCGAGATCGGCACGGGACAGATCGGCACCGGACAGATTGGCACGGGACAGATCGGCACCGTACAGATTGGCACCGGACAGATTGGCACCGGACAGATCGGCACCGTACAGATTGGCACCGGACAGATCGGCACCGGACAGATTGGCACGGGACAGATTGGCACCGGACAGATCGGCACCGGACAGATTGGCACGGGACAGATTGGCACCGGACAGATTGGCACCGTACAGATTGGCACCGGACAGATCGGCACGGGACAGATCGGCACCGGACAGATTGGCACGG